ATTTAAGCGTGTTTTTTATGTCAGCGATTAGGTAGTGTGCTGAGGTGTTTGGGATTTTGAAATATTGCGCCATAGATCGTGCCGTTGTGAGCCCCTTGTCGAAGTATGCATTGGCCACTGCAATCTTGACGTTGTCTGTCAGCCCATCTCGATAGATATCCACCGATGACTTCCATCCCTGGTATTGCTGTTCGATGGCGATTTTGTAGTTGAGGTCCTCATCATCATCGAAAGTGTCAGGAACTGCGATTTCTGATGCCAGGATTCGCTCGTCCTTGAAGCTGTTGACGTTCTTCCATATCACCTGGCGCTTGATTGAGTTGAGGATATAGCTCTTGACCTTGCCGACATCCTCGGTGTTGTCATTGATTTCGAGGCAGTGAAGGTATGCGTTGGAGATGACCGTGTCGATAGTGAGTTTCGGATTGTACTTGGAGCAGAAGTACCTGGTGTATCGATACAGCTCCTCATAGTGAGACGATATGTAGCGGTCAAGCGTTGCTTTCATACCAGTTGGTGAAGTCTTTGTACCAGATTTTGCGTCTGATTTGCGAGCAGAAGCACTCTCTGTCTGGCTGTCCGGTCACGCTGACCTTGATAGCCTTGAGTCTGTTCAGCACTTTCTTGGTGAGACGTTCTTTCTCATCCATTTCTTGCACTGCTTTGATATATTCTATTTGCTCTCTATCCATTCGCTGATGATGTAGGCGACCATCGCTGTGATTGCTGCCGTATATATATTGCCTGAGAGTGCCAGAGCAGTCCAAAATGAGGTACACTTCCAGCATCCGAATCCAGCGTGAATGTAATCACCGAGCTTGGAGCTTGGGATGACTCTCATGAATGTGAAGTCGATGACCCAGTGCAGAGGCTCGAAGTTAGCGATGAGCCACCCGAGTGCGAGGTATTGTATCAGTTCCATAGGTCAAAGATAGTTTTAATTACTAAAATAATAGCTATTGCTGTCAAGAGTATCATGGTGCCGATTGCAGCCATCTCCTCACGTTGATCGTTTTGGTTTAGTTTCATTGTTCTTCGTTTACTATTTCTAATGTTCCATTGATTGAATAGCCAGTCAACCGAATCAACTGCTCAATGTGATAAATCAAGTCCTCAAGCTCCACATCCTCGTGTTCGAACTCATAGCTGGCTTTGTGTCCGTAGTGGGTGATTTCTATTTTCATTGTTCTTGTTGTTTAAAGGTTTGATTACAATCCGTTCTTTGGCAACTATATCCACCAACTTTTGGCTGACCACACTTGCATTGTTCTTGTTGTTTAAAGGTTATTTTATTCATCATCTGAATCATTTGTATTTAAAAATTCAGGGTCTCTGTATCCTTGATTAAATCCTCTTTCATAAGCATCACCTATCTGCTCCTTCTCCATTTCTTTGGCTTGGTCTAAATATGGATTATGAAATTCATTCCATAACATTTGCTCTGCTAACCATTCTACTGCTGTTTTCATTGTCTTGTTGTTTAGTTTAAAAAAGCCTTTTTTCTCGGAAGGCTAACCTATCTCCCTACGATGAGAACCGCAGCCAATGCACGGTAGTCTACGTTCAACTCGTCAGTTGCATCTCTCGTTTACATTTCGTGTTTAGATATGTGGCAATTTTTACCACTTATCCTTGTCCAGTTTTTTGCTCAATAAACTTGACATCTGCCTTCAGCTTCTCAATGTAGAGCGTGGCATCCATCAATTCCTCCTGGAGATGATTCAACCAATCGGTGAGGCTCAAGTCATCACGATCTAAAGTGCGCCCATATTTCTGAATCCCGAGCTGGCTGCGCTCATAATACTTTGCCAGCACCTTGAGCACGATTGGGTCTTGTATTTGCTGTTCCATTAGTTAAGGCTTGAATATTGTTCGTAGAATTCCTCTGGAGTCACTTCCGAGATGTGTACTTCATCCGAGAAGGTGAGCACGATGCAAGTGTTGACACCTGGCATCATGTTGAATAAGTCGTGCACCCTTGCAACCAAGCTATCGAGGTTGTCATTTTTGGTGCCTATGTATGCGATGAAATACTTCATTTCATTAGGAAGTTGAATGCTTGAATGTAGAACTCATCGCCCACCCCATTGCCTTTCATGAATCTGGTCAATGTGTAGTAGTTGAGATTCATATCTTCAGCCAAGTGAGTCATCCGATATCTCTTGGAGAGTCGGGACCTCAACTCTTTATGGATGAAGTCCCGAATGTTCTCGCCATCAGAAAGGTAAATCGTCATCGATTTCATCTGTGATTGGTTTTGATGGTGCTGCGATGCGGATATCCCATGCATTGAGGCTGACATAATACTTGCCGTTGTACTCACGACCTCGAAGGTCGAACTTTACCTCACATTCTTGACCGACTTTGGCTCCATCCAGGAACTTCACTCGCTCATTAACTGCTTGGAATTGTACCAGCTGCGGATACTTGTCACCGATTGATAGAACGAACTCTCTGATGTTCATCTTGTCACTCACTTGTTTGGCTTCACCAAGGTGGTGAATGGTGCCTTTTGCTTTTAGCTCTTCCATTTTTACTTGTTATTTAATTGTTCGTAATATTCATGATATAGATCGGATGCTTCTTTAAGGCGAGCAACCATCTTTGCCTCGATATCTTCATCCCTATCATACCAGAGAGCTGTGATTCGCTTCTCTGGATTGATATGGTCGACTCTGTGCAGCTGGAGATTCTCGTATTCGTTGAGGAACTCATCCCATGTTGTGACCATGCAATATATCAGCTCGGCACATGGCTTGTCATAGAGCATCATATAAGCACGCAGCTGCCATTCATAGAGTGGGTTGACTGCATCTTCCACAAGTGCTGGGAATGTATCCAGGGACCACGATGTTTTGACATCGATGACTCGCTGCTCGATGACGATATCAGCTGTGCCGATGAGATAGTCATTCTCGATGGTCTGTTCATTCTTGACGTAGTTGGTAAACCTCACAGAGTTGATGAGGTTGATTGATTCCAGCTCTTGCTCTCTACCTTTCCAGATGTACTTATTGTTGAGTTCTGTGGTGTAGTTGTAGAAATCTTCCTTTGCACACTGCTTGATGTAGCTCTTGGCTGTTTCTCCGATGCTGTCCTTGGCTCTGCCATTGGTCATCAGCTTACCGATTTGCGATGGATGCCATTTCATAGTGCGAGAGCTTTGAGTTGTACTTCAGTTAGTGCATAGTTTGAAGCCAATTGCTCTGCTGTGTACTTGCCAGCTTCGATTGCTTCGAGTGCTGATTTGAATCGCTCTGCATTGATTGTTGGCTTTCCTTGAGGAGCAGCAGCCGCTGTATTGCCATCATCATCCACAGCTTGAAGTGATAGCAGTGATTGCAATGTACCTCTTCTGAAGTAAGTGACGGCAGCGAGCACCTTTTGTGGGTCTGTGATGACCGGAAGGCTCATGAATGACTCGATGACCTCACCAGAATCGATGTCGATGATACGAGTCACCACATCATTGCCAACCACTGGCTGCAAGAGAAGCAGTCCATGCTCGTGGAGGATAGGCTCCACCGTTGTGAGCAGTGCATTGATGTCAGCATAACTCTTTTTGAAATGAGGATTCGTTGCATTCTTTGCAACCTTTCCAATCTGCTGCTTGGCAGCGTGTAATTTTTGCCAAATGTTCATTGGCTCTGCGAGTGTAGCCTCCGCTTTCTTTGTAGTCATAATCGTTTTTTTTTGTTGTTTTGAATTGTAAATATACTGATTTATTTGATTGATTCACAAAATTGCTCATAAAATTTCAAGAATCCTTCAAAATCTTTTGCAATAACATACACACCACCAGCTTCCTCGATGGCTTTCTGGTATGCTTTCTGCACATCTGACTGTCTATCCTTGCCATACTTGACCTCAATTTTTACAGAACGTCCCTTGATCGTGGCTGAGATATCTGCCGAACCTGGTGTGCCGGTGCCCTTGGTCCACTGACCACCGATGACAACTCCATCTGTGCGGTATTTTTTGCGATAGACTCCCATCGTGTTGATTCGCTCCGCTTGGCATCCACTGAACTGAAGGAAGGCGATGATTGACTTGGTCAGTGCATTGGCTGAGTTGTCATTCCATTGGTCCAGTGCAATGTTTTGCGGTGGGATGGTTGGATACTTTTCCATCTTGTGCTTGAGCTGGAGGTCTTTTAGGATTTGTCGGTGTTGTCGTGTCATTTGTTGAATGGGTTTATTGTTAAAATTTCTGAATAAATTCCTTTTTTTAATGCTTCTAATCTCCAAGACATAACAATACTCATATAAGGAATGCCTTCAATGATAGATTTTTTAAATTGTTCCCTTCCTTTTTCTGTTAGGCATTGAGTCTCTTGTAAATGATTATGGCAAAATTTACATAAAATCACTAAATTATCTTCTGAATCATCATTTGATTTATATCTATCATAAATATGACATCTCTCTAATCTTGCGTTAAATCCACATCCCCAACAATAACCTTCTTCAAAATCAGTTTCATATGTATTATTCCAATGTTTTATGATATTTTTTTGAGTTGGTAAATTTCGTTTTTGTCCCATGATTATTGCTTTGCTTTTTCATTAAGTTCATCCCAAATATCATCAGATTCTGGAGTCGGTTTGGGAGTTCCCGAATCGAGAATGAAGTATCTGCCGTTGTGATTGCGTCCTTTGGTGATGTTGTAACCTTTATAGTCAGCATACGATTGCACCCATTTGAGGAATCTGCGTGGCTCGAGCTCCTTGAATGATGTGAACTCGGAGGTGAATTCTTGAATCTTGCTTCCATTGTAGTGGTACACATCGAGAGCGAGGTTGCCTTCCTCCACCCAATCAAAGAAATCCTTGCACGTTGCCTGAATGAGTCGCTTGGCATCTGCGTTGATGCTAATGGCTTTCATTAATCCATTGGTGAGGTACTTCTGAAGGTTCTTGACCATATAGTTGTCGAACTTCAACCAATCTTCATCGGTCCAGGAGTCGAATAATAGTCGACCATACTCATCGAGTGGGCTGCGCTTGGAGTGAAAGTACTGATAGAACTCCAGCTCATGCCTTCTGCGATCATGAGAAGAGCCTGCACCACTGATGACATAGTTGGTTGTGATGACAATCTTTGGTGAGCGGTTGAATGGGATAAATATCTCATCCTTGTTCTTTCGGTTGACAGTGATTCCCTCTGTGATGAGGCTGAAGAGCTGCTCGAAGTCAAATGCTTTGCGCACATCATCGAATGCAAGAATCTGCGTGTCCAGGTTGACTCGCTGATAAACGAAATCAGACTTCGATGGATTGAAGCTCTTGCCATCTATCTTGACAACTCTGCGCAGATTGCCGAGTGCAGCCAGCATGAGTGACTTTCCTGACCCTCCATTTGGATTGTCATCGATTTCTTGGTCATTGAAGATGATTGCTTTCTGGTCAGTTTTATCTTTGAAGGTGTGCATCAAGTAGCCGAGTGTGGTCTCAAGCGCATTGATTCTGCCTCTATCATCTGCTGAGACCTTGCTGACGAAATCTTGAAAGTCATTGGTGCAGTCATCCAGTAGAGTGAAATCTCGCTCGATGATTTGATTCTCCCAGATGTATCCATCCACATCGATGTAACTTTTGAGCTCCACTTTATTCTTGGATATCTTTGCCACTCCATTCTTGAATGGGATATATGAGGAGCTCTTGCTATCCTGAAGCATCAGTATGTTGATGCTATCAATCATATTTATGAAGTTCTCATTGAATAGAAACGCATTCCTGGAGCAGTAGTTCCATACATCCATCTCACCCTTGCTTTGCAGATAGTTCAGCACAAAGTCCTTGATTTGTTCAGCCGATGATATCTTGACCTTGTTCTCTTTGACTCTGACAAAGGTTGGCTTCTCTGCATTCTCTGGATAGTACTTATTGAATCCGTTCTTGACCAGAAATTCAGAGTAGTTGGATGGCTTGATTGTGATCGTGCCTTTCTCATTGACCGACCAAAAGATATCATCACCGGTCTGAATCTCTTTCTTGATGTCCTCAATGACATCCTCTCGCACATTCAGTTGTTTCTTGATGTCATCATCTGCGATGCCGCTCTTTAGCTTTTGACGCACCCTTTGGAAGGTATCCTTGTCCTCGAAGTATTTGATGCCGTATGAGGCTTTTTTGTAAGCCGAGCGAATGGTTGTCACCATCTCTTGCTCGCTGAAGCTGGAGCCTTGAGCATACTTGGTCCAGATATACTGTTCTGCCGTATCCTTCCCAATGCCATACTCGCAAAGAACTGCTGCTAATTTAAACACAAATTCATTGCGACTGCCCTCCTCGAATTGACATCCATGGTCGAATCGCTCAATCAAGCTGATGATTTTGTCCTCATCGGATAGGATACAGATGGGAGTGCGCTCTGTGTAGCTGAATCCTTGGTCTTGCTCAATGCCTTCAAATACCTGGCAGAACTCATTGAAGTAGATGTCAGGGTCATATGATTCGAAGCATACCCGGCTGACGTTGCTGTTCTTTGTATCAAAGTATTCACTCTGGAAGTATTTGCCGAATGCTGTGAATCTGCGCTTGTGCTCTACCTTATCCGACTTCGGTATTCTGATGACAGCTTTCAAGCCATTTCCAGATGGAGAGGTGAATACCATCATCACATGAGGGTCAGCAATCAGCCGCTTCCTTTCCTCCATCATTTTCTTTTTGGTTGGATATTGGTCAAAGTCCAGAATGCACAGACCAGAATGCTCGACCAGACTGCTGTCATTGCGCTCGGTGAAGGTCCCATTGAACATGATGGCGTTCAGTGATGACTTGAGGCGGTCATGCTCTGGGTCAGCCTTCTCCAGTGATCGTATGGTTGTGACCTTTTTAATGAGCTCGGGGTTGCCGTGCTTTATGCGGTTGTAAACCTCGTGAATGGACAATTCAAAAGGCGTTTCTTTGATGTTAAATAGTGATTTAAAGATTGAAACTTTCATAAAATGTTGTTTTGTGGGGTATAAATATAAGCATTTCGTGACGATAAATGGGTATTTTGTGACGATGCGTGACGATAAATATGCAAATCTTGATGGTTAAAACGTTGGTATTGTGCGACTTAACGTTTTTCCGTGACGATGACGCTCTAAATTTTTTTTTGCTCTTGTTGTGTTTACCATCACTCCAGTAATCGGTACAATAGAGCAATCGTCATTCCGTCACGCTTGTGAACTCACCATACACCCCTCGCTTGATGTCAGTCTGTATCTTTTTAAGCTCCCAATATGCGCTACATTGCATCACATCATGGATGAGATTTCTTGTGATGGGGTAGTTGAGTGCGGTGTATTTCTCAAATTTCTGGCGTAGATCATCAGTCATCTTCAGGAACAGTCTGTCTTTTTTCAACCATTCAGCTTGTTGCGCTCCATACAACACAGTGCAATGCTTGAGACCGAATAAATCGCCAATCTCTTGCAGGGTTAGCTTATGCTTTCTCAAATAGTGCATGAGGTAGTATTTCTGATACACTTTGTATCTCATGCGGTTGTTGGCTCCATGGCGATACGCCAGGTCTCTTGCCTCGATTTCTTGCTTGACTTCGTCAATTAGGTCTTGGATTGTCATATTGGTAGTTGTTTTAAGATTTTGTAAAGTACATTGACAACAATTGAGTTGCCAGCTTGTTTGTATGCTTGTGAATCGCTTACCTTCCAGGTAAATGAATCTGGGAAGTCCATCAATCTAAAGCATTCTCTGGGTGTGAGTCTTCTAATTTCACCTGATTTCAAAGTTCCTTGATTGCAAGACGTGTCTAATGTTTGTGCAACTCCTTTACCTACACGACCACGTCTTGTTTCGCTGTTAGGTACACTAAAATTAATTGAGTCACCTTCAATGGCTTCCTCATATCCTTTGGATGTGTTTGAATTTATTTTAATAAAATTATCTTGTCTGCCGCAAAATTGAGTGCGAGTATTTATTGATCTTGATATATTTGTTGTGTTAATTAATGGAGTATTAATTTGAAAATTTTTAGGTTGATAATTTATTAAAAAATTTAACAACTTTTCACTCAAAAAATACTTATCATCCACAGCATCCTCCAGCACATCCTTCAATCGTTTGGTCAAATGCTCTTCTCTTGGAAATTGGAATTTGTTATCAGCATCGTCACGGATACCAATCAAGAAAACTCGCTCACGATTCTGCGGAACTCCGTGATGCTTTGCGTTTAGAACTTGCCAATACAAATGGTATGGAACTGAATCATCATAAGGGAATAAAACTGGAACTCCATTGACTGATTTGCCTCCAAGCATATTCACCCACTCCTGGAATGTTTTGCCACCATCATCAGAGAGCAATCCTTTGACGTTTTCAAAGATGAAGAATCTCGGCTTGTTTACCTGAATGAACTCGTGTGAGTTGAAGAACAAGATGCCTCGCTTATCCTCTTTGCCCAGTCGCTTTCCAGCCAAACTGAATGCTTGACAAGGCGGTGAAGTCATATAGATATCAAGTGACTCGGTTGGAATCTCTCGGTCATAGACATTGGTCGGATAATATTTCGGCTCACCATAGTTGTGGATGAATGTTTCTCGTGCATATTTATCCATGTCACAAGCGAACACCTCTTCAAATTGAACACCTAATCTCATTAGAGCTTGGTTGAATGCACCAACTCCACTAAAGTCTGAACCTACTCTCATACCGGTGTTACCTTAAATTTTCCATCATTGAATCGACCCGTCTCAATCAGGTCCATTTTTTTCCAGTATGCCAGCGATTTGCTGGTAAATATCCACTCTTGCACGACTGCGAGCCCGATGTGGTATGTTAGTTTGAATCTCATATCTCTGTCATTTTGATTTCACAAATTCTGTTGTATAGATCGTGGTTGAATGATGTACAAAATCGGTTGACCTGGTAGTGATTAAATGAACCAATCAAGCTCATCCTCGTTGATGGCTTCGATGTATGCTTGCTCAAAGTAGCATTGCTCATAGAGCTTGGCGAGGTATTCATCGCATTCTTTTGTTTGTTTGATTGTAAGTTTTTCATAATAGTGTTTTTCTGTTATTTTATAATCGCCATAAGAGTCACCCACTTTGATGACATAGTTTGCCATGGTTGTGCCATTCGTCTCGGTATCACCCACATCTTCGAATTCAACGAATAAATCAACGGCAGCTTCGCCAAATATCTTGATGCATTCGTGGTCACGGATATCGATTGTAATCATTACTTGTTGTATTTATCGTTGTACACATGGTTGACATACTTATCAAATGAAGCTGGCAGCTCGTAGCTTGGCTCTTGATAGATTTGTGGGTCGATGCTTGGATGGTCGACCACTGGTCTTGATACGTTTGTCGCCAACCAAAATAGGAACCAAATGCCAGCAATCATCACAGCTGCACCACCAAGAATCTGACGCTCGTCTTGGTTGAGGTCTTGAAATAGGAATTTAATTGTTTTCATTTTCTTCGATTTTTTCAAGTAGTTCATTAACAGAAAACCAAGCAGCTGATGCTCTGAATATAGCCGCATCTTTTGCATCCCTTGCATCACGATACTGATAACACTCAAGAAGTTCCTTGTATAGCTCTGCCTCTGTGGTTCTAATTAGTTCTAAAATTTGTTCTTTGTCCATAATAAATTGTTTTTGTTTCTGCGAATATACGCAACATTTGCAAATATGTTACAAATTATGAACATTTTTTTAAACTTTTTTTTTGGAGTGTAAGCAAAATCGTTTACTTTATTAAGGTTTTACCCTTATTTTATGACAAAGTTCGTAAGGTTTTACCCTTATTTTGTGACATGAAAAACGCTTAATAGCGGTGAAATACGCTTAATTGTACCCAAAAAGGTACAAAACGTACCCTAAAAGGTGCAATATAATGTGAGTTTAATCGGTTTATACCCGATTATGTACGCAAATGTTCGCAAATATCCTATTATAATACGAAAAAAGGGAGCCCGAAAGCTCCCCCAAAACAACGTATTATGAATACGGATATAAATTTACAAAGGAAATTTGATTGAGTCGATAGACTTGGCGGTTTTTTTCACCTTATCCTCCTCATATCTTCCGCACTCAATGGTGAGGATACGCCCTCCAGTTGGCTTGATGGGAGCACCACGCTCAACGTGCCATCCTTTGGACCCATCACCATACTCTTCCTTGTAGGTACCAGTGAGCATGAGATGGATGTCTTTGTGATGGTGGCGATATCCGGTCTTTGAATGGAAGCTGATTGTGTCACGCACATCATTTCTGGCAGCATTCTCGTGGATGTGACCCATCGTGAACACATCGAAGTCCTCATACATCTCCAAAGCCCTGGTCAAGTTGATGGCACCACGGGTCACCACACCACCACCACCACTGCCGTGAAAGTATTTGATTTTGGTAGCCATCTGCACATTGCCATTGAATGTCTGGCGAACAATCAACCATCCACCATATCCACCAGCGAACACATTGCTCCCAGCTTTGTAGTTGAGAAGGTCCACGAATCGCTGAAGGATGTCAGTCTCTTGATACTTGATGATTGCGGTCTCATGGTTGCCGTATCCGATGACTGTCAGAATGTGAGCATATGGTAGAAACCACTCAACAGCGGTGTCGACTATGCTATCCAGGTACTTTGCATTGTTATGCTCTGGTCTGATGTCTGACTTGTTTCCTCTACGATCACCACGCCCTTGCATTAGGCAGAACATATCGCCATTTATCATGACGGGGATGTTGTGCTCCAGGCAATAGTCGAGGTCACGCTTGAGGAGCTTCCAATCGCTTTTTGGATTGTCCCAATGGACATCTGATAGCATCGCTATCTTCACCAAGTTGCCCTCGAGTTGAAGCTCGTGGATGTTCTTGGCGTGCTTTTTTAATATCATAAACTTGATTTAGAGTATCTGAATAGATACATTGTTCCCATGCCAATCACAAAGCCAAGAATCAGCACCCAAAATGATGGCTTTTCTTTTTGTGATTTGTACTTTGCCACCTCTATCTTCTGCACCTGGCGAATGGTGTCACGCTTGAGCTTGTATTCGATGCGAGTCTGCCATCTTGTTTTGGGCACATAGGACGTCTTGTAGCGCACTATCGTATCTTTTTGGACCAGCACCTTCTCCCAATAGATTGAATCGTTTACAACGTATGGAATCGAGTCGATTGATGTGATGCGAATGGTGTCCCCAACCTCATCGCAGCGGTATCCTTTCTTAATTGCTTTGCGCAGATGATAGTTGGCTGTGCAACTTGTCGCAAATATTACCAATATTAGAGACAGAATCTTCATAAGTTCTCAAGCATTTGAATCATTCTCGGGCATGGATAGATGTCACTCTTGTCCTTTCTGACCGAATTGTGAGTATAGATACCAGGAGTGCCCTTGAATGCCTCCTTGTCAAGCGAAAATATTTGCGCTCTATATTCTCTCGGTATGTTATAGGTATCGCAGAGATACACCAACAACTGGCGAGTGCTTTCAATTTGTGCATCGGTATATTTGTACCAATGCTTGTATCCCTTGAATGGCTCGTCCAAGGTGGTCACCATAGATTCAGGCACTCGAGCGTTCACATAGTTGTAGAACTTACCATCTTTCTCCTTGAGATATCCCCAGTTGCAGACCTCGATTCCAACAGAAGCCTTGTCAAGATTTTGATATTTGGCACCTTGACCTTTGAATTCTGCTTTGCTGATGCCGAGATGCCACGCCCAATGCTTTGAGCTGAAGCACTGCACAATCAATCCATCCTGACCAACCACAAAAGCAGTGGCTACTCTATCGCTGGTTCCGTTCCAATACCTACTGACTGCCTCCGCATTGCCGTTGCCAGCAGTGTGGTGCAAATAGATTTGAGTCTTGCCTGACTCCTCAGCAAAGTACTGCGACTCTTTGAGCCTAACTTGCTTGATTTTGGAGATGTCTAATTCCATTTATCGAGTTCTGCTTTAGATCGTGTAACGAATCTACGCATGGCAGCGAGGATATTCTTTCCGGTCACGCTTTCATATGATTCGTTGATGCTCTTCACCTCAACCACTACGCAGAAAAAAGCCACAAATTTTGTCATGATGAGCTCAACAGAAATGAAGTGAGCGATGATATCACCAGCGATGTACTTTTCGATGAGGAATGTGAAGATGATGCCACCACAATAGAGCAATGACTTACCGATTGTATCAGATAGTCTGCGAGATTTGAATGCTTGCCAGCCTCCTTTCTTTACGCTTCGCCATACTCCAAATATGGTGTCAATGAATATGGCAAGAATGGCAATCAACACCATTGGTTGTACTGGTGCGAGTATTGTAACGAATGAAGCGGTCAAAATAAAAAGGCTGTTTTTCATCAGATGACAAGAATTTGGTTGTTGTATCCGTTGTTGCGTGGATATCCGCAGTTCCAGGCACCATTCATGAAGCAGTCACCGATGCACTGCACGCACTCAATTTGTGGGCGAAGGTCGGTGTCACGATTCTCATGGCTAATGAAGATAGGATATTCTGCTCGGTTTTTTACCAGGTATCTGATGAGGCGCATCTCAAAGAATGAAGCCTTCTGTGCATAGTGCTCCATGCCGAATGCAACCTCACTGCGACCTACTGGCTGCGAGTAGTCACCACTCTGTTGTTGGAGTCCTTTATTTTTGAGCTGATATGTCAAACCAAATACAGCATCTTCAGCAGACCTCCATGCAATGACCGGCTGAATGAACAACACGAGCTGCTCCTCTTCAGGTGTGAGAGTCTGATCGTTGTATGCCTCGAGCAAATGGTTGTAGAATACGGTGCCCAATATCGGCATCACTCTGAGCTGCGCTTGAGTGGCTACATATGGGAATACATCAGTCACATCCACATTGGCGGTGATTGGTGTGTTGGTCTTGAGGTAGTTTTCTGTGATAAAATACAACATTACGCTTGAGGTGTTTGAGGTTGTGCTGCTGCTTGTGCTTGAGTGAGGTCACCACCTTCAATCGGTGGAAGTGATGCGAGTGCTCTGACCTCATTGACAGTCATCTGCTCGAGTACTTTGGTAGCAACCAATGGGCTCATTGCATTGAGTGCATCAGATGTCTTGCTTGCATCACCTTCGATTTCAACGATTGATTCATTGATGATTTGGAAGTTATTGATTTTGAAGTCAGCGAATCCGAGCTTGGCGATGTGCAGAATCTCATTGAAGATATCTTGCACTTGCTCACGCAATGGCATGACAACGTTTTTCTCGAAGATGACATATGCTTGCTTGATGTCGCTACCAGAACCAAGTGAGCCAGTTGTTCTGACACCCATCAAAATTGGGTCGATGGTGTGAGCGAAGCAGATTTGCTCTGTGTTGAGTGCAGATGCTTCCTGGAAGAGCTTGTCATTCGAGTTGGTTGGGATGCTCTCAATCTTTGGAAGCTGGTCTTGTGAGTTCGCAAAAAATGCGGCAGTCTTGCCAGCGTTCTGAGCTCCTTTGAGCTTGTCGATGGTGTTTCTGAGTACGTTCTTTTCTTCTTCTGATTGCGGACGTTTTGGGAACATAATCGCAAATGATGGGAAGATGCTGTTCTGAATGTTGCTCTTTGCAAAAAATGACAGGTCGCCACTCAAAAATGCAAAGTTAAGTGCGGAGCTGTACTTTGGTAGCGGATACCAATCTTGACCAAGGGTCTCAACCTCATAAACGAACAACTGTTCTGTGTCAGTGCAAGTCGGATGGTGTCTCTTAATTTCTTGGACATTGATTCGAGCCGACCAATCCTCACAGATGAAGTACTGATTTGGTTGACGACCACGTCTCACCTTCTCTGGCGATACGTTGTGAGCTCTCTTGAGCTTCATTTTCTCATCAAATACCAGGCGAAAGTAAACACGATTGTGCACAACCAACTGCTCAGTGACTGCTCGTGCAATCTTTTTGATGTTGATTTTCTTCTCGAATGTGTAGAGGTCAAGCAAATCCTTGGCAGTTGCGCCCTCAACTTTGATGTCGAAGCCACCACCAATGACAGCATTGGTCTTGTAGTCCACGATGGCACCATGAAGTGGCGAGCTGAACACCATTTGATTGAGTAGCTCTGGATACATATTGTCCTGGCCAAATGAAATCCATCCAGCAGTTGTGTATCTGCCGTTGACGTATGGCAAAGAAAGGTTTGCGCCACCTACCTTGAGGAATGGTGTGCTGAATGCCTCATAATTTGGCGAGATGACTTCCATCTCTGGTTGTTGTTTTGCTCTGAATCTATCGTACCAAGCCATAATTAGTCATAAATTGATGATGTCGATGCGCCACTCACAACCATTCTGCCCTCTTCAATGACAACACCAGTGGTATCGCTGATTTCTGTGGGTGGAATTGTGGATTCGTACACCGAGTATGTATATTGTCCCTTCATTAGCTCGACATCAACGGGCTCATCCAAATAGAATAGGTTGAATCTCTCTGGATAGTCGGAGTCATCGGGTGCTGTGAAGAGTATTGGGTCGGATGTTGGGTTCATTTCGTTTTGGAAAACGAATAAATAATAAGGTGCAGACAATGTTGAGACCTCTGTCAAAGTCAACACAATCGAATTCACCTCTCCCTTGTTAATGTAAATCATTTACTTATATTGCAATGAGGTCAAATTTTGTTCACAAAAAAAGCCACCCGGTGTGGATGGCTCTTTATAGTAGGTTGATTTTTGATTAAGCAATGACAGCATTCACAGCAGCCTCTTCAATCTCGTATGCGAGGAAGTCATTCTCTGCGATCAATGTCACAGAGTACTTGCTACCATCTGCACGAGTAGTACCTGAACCTTCACCAACAGCACTCAACTGAAGGAATGGGAAGTACCAGTACTTGCCATTCATATCCTTCACGATTGCGTTAAGGTATTGCTGACCAGCACCCAAGATTTTGATTGCTTGAGATTTGTCTTGGTCACGACGGTGGAACATCAAAGAGATTGTCGCAGTCACATAAGATGAACCGTTCACGAGGTCGATGGCAGCATCTTCAACATAGCTTCCAGTGTTTCTGCGTATCTCGAATGGAGTATAGTCAGGAGCACCACCAGCTAAAGTGATAGCATCGATTGTCCATGTGTTGGTTGCATCTAAAGTGAATGACGCAATGTTGTCTTGCTGATTAATCCAAATCTTTTCAATGCCACCACTATTGTTGTCGCATGATTTTACAATTGTTTCTAAAGCTTCACAAGCCATAATTTTTGATTTATCAGTTTAAAAATAGGGGGGAATTTCACCCCCCAAATATATATGGGTTGCTTTCGATTAGTCGAAGCAAACGTTGTACATAACAACCTCGCTTGGATTCACAACAGTGAAACCAACTTTCATGTTTGCACGAGTACGGATGTACGGCTCTGCAACTGTGTCAGAAAGGTTGACAGCTTTCAACGCTTTTGAATCACCCTCTGCGTCGAATGCGTAGATGAGGTTATCTTTCAAAGTCAACACGATTGTGTTGTCAGACATACCTTCACAAGCTACAACTTTAACACCAAGGTAAGTCAATGCCAATGGAGTAGTCACATATGTCATGGTGTTGCCAGTAGCAGCAGCCAATTCGTATGCGTTTGCTACGTTGGTAGAAACATACAAGCGAAGGTCAGCTTTCTTGCGGATGATTGCAGCAGGAGCAGCAGCAAATACAGCAGCCAATTGAGTCAATACATTTGAAGATGTAATTGCACCACCATAAAGACCATTTACAGCCTCATTACCACAAAGGATTTTTTCGTAACCATCACAAAGAGATAAAGTAGTATCAACACTCTCTGTGTCACCTTGCCAACGGATAAGCTCGATGCTTTGACCGATAGCTTTAGCTAATTCATTCCAGTAGAAATCCATGAAAGATGCAACAGTGAAGTCACCATTTGAACCTTTAGCCATTTGAAGTGCAAGGAATGATTGCTCAAGGTCAAACTGACAGATTTGCGCAAGGCTGGATAACGCACATACCGAAATTTCAACTGCGCTCAAGTCATCATCGGGAGCCGAGAATGAGCAGTTAGATGCTTGCAACGGTCGTGAAAATAACACGGTTGCAAGTTTAGTCTTATCCTTCACACCAGGAAGGAGGCGGTAGTTGTCAGCGATAGACTCTTCACTCAAATATGCTTTAGAGTAGAATGCCTCTGGGTTCGCTGCCAATAGAGCGGATGCGTCAACATCCAAATCGAAACGGAGTTTTCTTGACATTTTTATTTGTTTTTTATTGATTACTGAATTGCTTAAATGCGGCAAATTTTTGGCTCATTGTAGCCTCGGCAATTTGCTCCTCTGCCTTCTCTTCTTCTTTCTCTGCATACATCTCTTCCATCTGATTGCGGAGGTCAGCGATGATGGCAATCAATGCCTTCTCACGCTCCTCAATCACTGGCAAGACGATTGCAAGAATTGCTTCTGCGTCTGTTGCTGGGTCGATAGCCATCTCCTCTTCGGTAGTGGTAGACTCTTCAGTTGTCTCTTCAACTGTTGTTTCTTCCATTGCAACCTCTTCAGTTGACATCTCTTCCTCAACCACTTCTTCAGTTGGTTCTTTTTCCACCTCTTTGATTTCAACAACCTCGCCGTCTTTCACGACATAGATTTTGTCCTCAATGGTGTGCTCTCCATCAGGTAACTTCATTGTATTAAGATTTAATTGTTCCGAAAGTTTCAGACCAAGGAAGCCTTCGATGGAAAAACCAACTTGACCCTCTTCAACCAATTTGTTGTAGTACTCTGGGTCAGTCACTTGAGCAGTCACCATGAGAGTTCCTTCCGGTACCTCGATGCCAAATGTGCTGAATGCTTTGTCTTTGGTTGGGTTGTCCACGATCCATGTTTCAAGGATGTAGGCTGGTACCTTCTTATCAGTGTCATGCTCCAGGTTGAAGATGTCACGATTGCGGAGGTCAGCCATAAACTTGGCATGAATCTTCTCAATGACATCAGCGGTGAACTGCACATAATAGTCACCCTCTTCAGAATCTCTGCGATAGATGTCCATCGGTATCATAGCTGGTGCAGTGATGCGATATTTCACATCATCAGCGAAAAGCATTTTTTTCTCGCTACTGAAAGCTAAGCCACGAACCTTTATGGCTGGCGAACTCGTGAATGCTATCATTTCGATTCCCAAATTCTCGCCATCGGCATATTCATCCTCGATGGTGATTTTGTAAATTGGAAGGTCTTTGGTCATGCTTATATTGCTTTTTTTTTATCTTTGTTCAAAAATTAGTATTATGATACAGATATTCGACCAGGAGATTCCTAACAAAATGAGCGAGCTGACCATTGAGCAGTTCGAAAAAATCAGTCAAATCCTTAACAACCAAGACTTCGACAACATCGAAAAGTATGTGGAGATGTTCAAATATCTTGGCATCAAGGAGGAGATGTGGGATGACTACCCATTCAGCGAGTTCATCAAACTCGTGCAAGAATTCAACCTCGATTCATACACACCAAATGAGGCGCAGACATCAATCGAGTTGGAAGGCTACACCTATGAGGCGCAGTTGAAATTGTCAGTGAAAGAGACCAAGCTCATCGAGAAGATTGTGAACACCAAGCCAAACCACTACATCAGTGACATCATGGCAATCATGTTCAAACGAACTGACCTATCCAACACAGAGCACTTCACCGATGCTCACCTCAAGCACAAAGCAAAACTATTTCGCACACAGAAAGCAGAGCTCTGCGTTCCTTACATTGTATTTGTCACCGAGAAGATAGCTGAATATGCCCAAGCCAATACTGCCCAAGGGGTGGAAGGAAGTCAGTCTTGAGCAGTTCATTGAGCTGCGCCAACTCAAAGCAGAGGATGGTACATTCAACCACAACATCGATATCCTCTGTGCGCTCACAGATGCCGTACCAGATGACTTCGATGACCTCGATATCACAGAGGTAGCCGAGATATTCAAGGACCTTCAGTGGCTCTACACCGAGCCGAGCAAATTGTATACCGATAGGATTGGCAAGTTCTATCTCAAGCCAATGACTGACCTCACTCTCGGTGAGTTCATCGACCTCGAGCACTACTTCACAAGCGACTACATCAAATATCTTCCAAACATCTGCGCTCTGTTGTATCGAATTCCCGAGATCGTGGAGGATGGAGTTGTCGCAAAATGGGAGTCAACTGATTTCAAGACATCGAGTCGAGTGCATTACTTCCTGGAGCATCCAATCACCAAGATGTATGGTGTGCTGACCGAGTATATTAAGTTCAGAGATAACTTCATCACCAGCCACAAGAATCTGATGACCGAGCAAGTGGTGGATGACATCGATGACATCACTGACCCTGAAGAAAAGAAAGAAGCAGAGCGTGAGAAGTCATCGCAGAAATGGGGATGGGAGCAGCTTATCTGGTCGATGTGCAACGGTGACCTCACCAAATACGACCAAGTCATCAACATGAAGCTCGTGCTTGTGTTTAATTTCTTGGCGATGAGAAAAGAGCTGGAGATTTAGTAGTCCAGTGAGTAGTTGAATTCACCGAATAGCGGCTCAAAGTCATAGATTACTTTCGGTTTCTTGCGTAACAAATTACCAAGCTCAAGGATTGGGAACTTCTGCGCCAAGTCAGCCACATACATTCCGTACATTTCAGCAATCAATCCATTCATCTCAAGTGCGTTGTTGAATTTCTGCACCAAATCGAATGGAGCGATGGTTGCCGTGCCATTGTTTAGGTAGCCAAAATAGTAGGCAGCAAGAATCTGAATGCGTAGATTGCCCTCGGTGCTCACCTTGGCGTTAATACGCACAGAATCGTAAAGCGTACCAGTGTCGATGAGTGCCTCATCCTTGATAACTTTCTTGAGAGTATTGGCGACTCGCCTTCTCAAAGGATATTTGAAGTTGTATTCTCCAGTGTCTGCGTAACGTGCCATTACTTATATTGCATTTAGTCACCGATTTGTTTAGGAATCTGGCAGTCGGTCCATGAATCCATGGTGAATGTGATGGTCATCAACCATCCAGCAGCGTAGTCGAGGAGGTCATTGTTGAGCGGCACGAGAGCTGGGAAGCCGACCACATCAAAATCACGATCATCAAGATTGAAAGTATAGTTCAAATACAAGTCCATGAGAATCTGATGGCAGTCACTCAAGATGACGTTGATGTTTGCACGGTCTTTTTGGATGATGTCGAAGCAGTAAATCTCAAGCGTGAAGTCATTGGTGTTCTCGGTTGGAATCGCATCCACTGGCACGATGTACACAATCGGATACTTCTCATCCTTGGTGGCGAAGTTGAAGAGCTGCTCCTTGAAGTCAGAGCCTACCTTTTTGACTTGAAGATGGGCGTTGTAGAATGCAATGATTTCGTTGACGAGTGCTTGATAGCTTATCATAATACTGAATTTTTCATGATTTTGTTGACCTTGTTCTGCGTGGCTGTGATTTCTGTCTCACTCACCACAGCAGTGACAGTGATATTCTGACCTGACTCCATGCCAGTTGGTGCGGTTACGTTGTTCGCTGCGTTGCCTTGACCGAATAGGTTACCAGGTACGAATGATGGAACGGATGAGCTTGCGCTTGCGCTGCTGCTTGTTCCACCACCTCCTCCAGCAGATGCCGCAGATGTGTTGGTTGGGTTCATCAATATTGACTTCGCCTTCGCAATGTTGGTCACAATCTGAACGATACCAGCAGCGTATTGAGCAAGACCAGCCGCACCAGCAGTTACCGAGTTGAGTGGGTTGGCTTGAGACATCGCAACCAATGAACTGATTGCTTTGGCTGTGTCGATACCTATCTGTATAAGTGCTTGCGCCTTGTTGAATTTCTCGAGCTTCTCTTGGTCCTTGATGAATGCCTCACCAATAGCACCAAGTCCTTGAGCAACTGAAGATGCAATCTCAATCTTGGCATCTCTGATGGCTTGTTCTTGAGCTATCTTTTCAAGTGCAACTTGCTTATCTTGGTCGTCAAATTTCTTATTGATGTCAGCGAGTTCCTTTCTGCGTTGCTCTTCAAATACTTTGGTGTCAACACCATATCGGTTGGCTTCAGCAATTAGGTTATCGTAGTAGTATGTGCGCTCTTCAATTTCTTTTTGTCGAGCAGTCAGTCCGGATTGATATGCTTGCTCCTGGATTGCTTCTGCTCTGTCGAGCTCTTCATTTCTGAAATCAGCTAATTGCTTTGCGAGATTCTTTTGTATTTCAAGTTCAGCATCAGCGGCAGCTTTGTTGATAGCATCAATCTCCAACTTTTCTGCTGCTTTAAGTGCAGTGGTATCTTGCTTATATTTTTTAGCTTCCTTGATGAGAGCATCATATTTAGCCTTGACATCATCAATTTCTTTCTGCTGTTGTGTCTTTCCAGAATCGACAACCAACTTATTGGCTGCGGCAATCTCTTTTTGAATCGCTGTTCTTCCTTCTCGGTATGCCTTGGCTGCATCTTCAGCTCTTTTCTTTGCATCTTCAGCATCCTTTGCCGCCTTTTCTTTCGCTTCATCCGCATCCTCTTTGGCGGCTTTGTTTAGGATGACCTTACGATCAATCTGTGCCTGACGGATGAGTGCATTCTCTTCCTTGAGTTGTTTCTTGAGTCTGGCTCTTTCTTCTTCGGCTAAAGTACCACGCTTATCTTTTAATTCTTTAAGGTCTTTTTCGGTTTGCTTCAATCGCTTTTTGGACTCTCTTTCCGTTACCTTGGTCTTTTCAATTTCAAGGTCAGTCGTTTCTTTGCCTAATGATTGAGCAAGTTGAATCTCCTGTTCGATTGATTTGCTTTGTGCTTCAGCCCTCTCTTTGGAAGATGCAACAATCTTCTCATTGTTGGCTTTGACCTTCTCTGCTGCATCATCTGAAGCAGCCGTACTCAATCCCAACCATTCAGTCAGTTGCTTGAATCCATCAATCAATGGCTTCAGTGCCGCATTGATGGCATTGAATATCTTATCAAGTACACCAATTTTTTTCAAGAAAATACCTATTGCAACCAATATTGCGGTAATTACAGCAGCGAGCAGGAAGATTGGATTTGATATGATGGTAACACCAAGACCTTTGAATGAAGCACCTAATGCTTTGATTGAAGGAATAGCTTCCTTTATTCCTTGGAATCCTTGAGCGATTGCAGCAGCTGACTGAACCTTGAGCAATGATTTCTCAATGGCTTCACCACTTGCACCAAATGCACCAGCTGCACCTTGAGCCAATTCAAAGGCTGAAGTCACTCCACCAAGTGAACCTCCGAGCTTCTGCGCCATTGTTTGCGACGCACCATCAACCACCTGGTCTGTCTCTATCTGAACTCTTCGGTATCTCGATACTGTATCAAGCAAGTCTTGATATTCTTGTGACGTTTTCTCACCAGCAAGAGCAAGCTCATATAGCCTATCCTCTGCCTCACCCAATCGAGTGGTGAGTGGCTGAAGTTCCTCACCATACCTCTGCGCAAATGTAGCTCCTTTATCAAGGCTTTTTGCTGATTCAGCTGAAGCCTCTGAAAATTTATCCATTTGCTTGGTAGCTCCAGCAAAGTCAATTGAGTTGATATCTTCTTTGATGTCGTGGAATGCCTCACTGACCTTGCCTAAACTTGAGCCCTTTGACATTTCAGCCAACTGCTCATTTGCATCCTTTATCTTTTCAGACACTTCACCAGCCTTTGCAGCCAGTGCAGCCATTTGTTCTGGGTCAGATGCGTCAGCAATGCCAGCCTTGAGTGATACAAGCTCTGCCTTGAGTGACTGAACACCTGATAGCTTGAGAGGTATTTCTATTTCATTAGCCATATATTCTGACTTCGATTGGTGAGTTTAATAATTTTGAATCAGTGTGTGCATGATTCTGTGTTTTGGTTGTGTGCACCACAATGTTGCCATCGCTGTTGACGTAGGCAGTAGCAATGTAGTCATGTTCTACATTGCCGATTATGACGAAAGTGTTTAGAGCATCGAATGGGCTGATAGGAGTGCCGAGATATTGACCAACAGCTGTGCGAGTCCAGGTGATTATTCCGATGTTCTCAGCCAATACAGAAGCAGTGGGTGCAGCAGTACCGCTCTGCGTTAGTAACGCCACATAAGTCTGCGCCACAGCAGCTGCTCCGTTGATGCGAGGTGTGATGATGCCATCCTCCTGGAGTGTCTTATTGTCACCGATGACCAAGCCACGCAGACCATCACCGATGTTGTTGCCCTCACCACGCACGATGACATCCATTCCTGAGAGGTTGACATTTGCTTCCACTGATCGTGTGGCAAGATTTGTGTCATGGGATGAGGCAGTGATTGGTGGTGAGACGGGTGTGCCTGGATTCGTTACGAATGGAGCGAGGTCAATTTCAGTGTCGATGCTGATGAGTTCCACCTTTGTCGGCACCTCTGCATTGGCATCATAGTCGATGACCTTGTTGATGTTCCACCATGAGTTGTCGATGCGAATCTTGTCATTGAGCTTGAGTGTTTGGATGTCAGCCTCGGTCAAATGGAAGTAAGCCACCAACATCTTCCCGACATTTATTTGGTTGACTGTTCTGCGCCAGTACAGATTGTAGAGGTTATTCGCAGTCAGTGTGCTCGGTGAGTAGTAGTAGTAGTCGCACGTTGCGAAGTTGATGTCGAATGTCGGTGTGAGCGCATCATCGAAGTGACCGAGCATCGGATAGGTAGTGATGCCGAGCTCACCCGTTGTGCCGTACTCAATGAGGTCCCATGAGCCGCACGTCTGCTCGCCACCATCATACAGGATGCGGATGTTGGTCTTTGGTGCTTCACCATTCAAGGCTGGCACATAGGCATCGAATGTCGTGGCAACCACTGGAGTCGGTGAGAAGATGAGTTCCTTGGTGTCGGTGTCTCTGACGTACTCATTCTCAAAGGTGTACTCGAGCTGACCATAAATCTCGTCAGTCATCTGGGTGTAGACCACATTCGGAGAGTCATTGTCTGCCTTGTATGTGAGCTTGAGTTTCTTGGCAGTGAGGTCAGGGAGGAAGATGAGATTCTGCTCTCTGTCCTTCATTAGTTTCTGCGACCAATCCTTCTCTGCTCCGCTATCATAGTATTCGTCACGATGGCGAAGGATGAGCTTGTTGGGTTGGTCCACATCGGTGTCAGCATAGAGGTTGTACATCTGGAAGATGGACTTCACATAGTCGCTCTGCTTGATTTTGAGCGGCACATATTGGTTGATGTCCAGGATGCCACCAATCACTTGGATGTTGGCAGTTGGAGTAATCTTGATACGAACCGAGTTGACTATCAGCTCCACGTTGACTGGCAACGCACCAGTGAACTGGCAGTATCCGTTCTGCCATCCAACCACAACATTTGCTACTTGAGCAGCGGTCAACGTCGCTGGGACAGTTCCATCGCTCATGAGAGCAACGCTACCTGTGACAATCCCTCCAGTTAATAGCGTGACTCCGCTTGGAATAAGACTCATTTGATTGATGACTTGCTCTGCCGATAGGTTAGAGTACTGACCATTGTATCCAAGAATGCTGAAGCCAATGACTGGAGTCGCCTTGAATGGTGATAGGTTATTGAATACTAAAGTTGATGATGGATTCGTGTTGTCGATTTGGAATTCATAGTCAATCTGATACTCCATGATGTATGCCTCACCAGCCGCTGCGTTGGTTGAGAATGGAACGGTGAACTCACCAGTTGTTGGGTTGAATGAGCCTTGCACGTCAGTGATTTCAGTCCATCCAGTTGCATCTTCTCGGTAGTTGTTAGCTGATGTCGAAGCAACTGATGCAGTGAATGGAGTATTCTTCTCCTCTTCAACCAAATAATCAGCTGAATCAAATGTGTTGCTGTCACCATTGTAAGGAATCAGCAGCTTGTCGAAGCGAGCAGATGCCAGGTCACTCCACTCGTATTGGAAGCCAGCAGTGGCGAAGATGCGGTCAAGGTATGTCTTGGCATAGATGGCTGGCTTCATCTGGCGCACGTTGTAGATGTTGTCAGTGTCGTATGGCAACACATACTTGAAGCCGTCAGTGATCGTGTTGTCAAATGTTGCCACGATGTCAGCAGCCGAGAATGTATGGTTGAGGTCAGTGAAGTCCAGGTCAGTCAGGTCCTTGTTGGCGATGGCTGTAAAGAATTCGACTCTCGTATCCTTGATGAGGACCTCATACTCGACAGCTTGCTCATAGGCATCTGTCTGCTGATTCTTGTTGACCGATAGCAACTGAAGCAGCGCATCCTCCATGATGGGCACGTTGTTCTGAATCACGCTGCACTTTGTGAGTGCATTGATATCGAATGTTCCAGCGGAGATGTTGACATCATAGTAGTGGTTGAGCAGCTCGTGGTTGTTCTTGCTACCCACCAAGGTGATGGTCTTGGAGAATGCTCCGCTGCGCTTGGTGAGGTCACGGATATCTCCGACAGCAAAGTTCAAAGGAAAGACTGTCCCCTCCTTCACATCGAGATATCCATTCTCAAGTTGTATTCTAACCATTTACGTTGTCCTGGTTTGCGAGGCGCACGGTGATTGAGTGGCGCATCAGATTCTTATTGCGTTGATTGAGCATCTCGTATGCGTTGTTGTCCACGATGCATGGCTGATATGCCGTTGACTCGGGGATGTGAATCGGGCAACCATCCTCATCAATGAGTGGGATGCCATCCTCTGTGGTGACGTATGTGACAATCTTGAGGAAGGTCTGCGGTGATGTTACCAGCTCCTCGAAGTAGGTCGCCATGTTCTGCGTCATCCAGTTCGTGTTGAGGTCGATGCGCTTGGTGACGTTGGTGTTGAATGTTCTGAATCCGAACTCCTCTGTTTTGTAGGTCCACTCATCCAAGGCGTTGACGTAGCCAGCGACATCTTGGTTGTACATCTCACGACTCACCTCACCACGCTCATATGATTTGAGCTGAAAGGCGAATGATGACCATGAGCCGAGTCGGTCCAGGAACAACACATGATACTCGGAGATGAGCACTCGGCGGTCGATATAGATGCGGTACTTCACAGAGTCTTGGATTTGCAATGTGGTGCCGTTGTTGAACCACACATCATACCACTCAACAGTGTTGTCGATGAGGTCTCCTGTGCCCACCAAGATTCCATAGTTGTTCGGACCCACTGGCACCTGAAGGATGTCAGTACTCGAGATAACTGCCTTGTAGAACACAGCACCATTCGAGTTCTCGAAGTAGATGCGGTCAGTACCTTTCGGATTTTGGAGGTTGAGATATAAGTCTTGACCCAATGTGCAGTAGAAGTCTGCCGTTGGTTGGTTGGTCAGCCACAATGCAGTGGGTGTGTTGAGTTTGTAGTCGAGCTTGTCATACGTTGTCCAGTCCAACCATCTGAACGCTCCATTGAATACGCCATAATCTTCGAAGAGAGTGATGTCCCTGGTGATGGTCTTGCGCTTGTCAGCATAGCTCACCGAGCCATCGATTGTTGCGCTCGTGATCGTGGACCAGTTTACGTTGACCACGAATGCCGAGCCAGTTGCACTGACCACAGTGTGCAGTCCTTCGAGCTGTGGGTTTGCCACTCCACCATCAGCTTGTGTGATGATGACCTGGTCTCCAGTAGCGAATGAGTTGGCGACGTTTATCTGCACGCTGCCACTCGCATTTGTTAAGCTACTCGTATAGGCTACCTCGTAGACATACTCCTCACCGACCTTGACATCGTATGCGTAGAATGAATTCGGTGCGCCATAGTTGGATGTGAGCTCTGTGTTCAAATCCCAGCTCACTTGATTCTGGAGCAACTTGGATAGGTCCTCCTCGCCATATCCAGTGCCATAGGTTGGAAGCACCTTGTACTCCGCTATCTTGGTTGCAGTGCCAGCAGCGTAGACATCAAAGATGTATCGAAAGCCAGCCAATGATTTATTGGTGGAATCGATGATGAACTTCAGTGGGTTGTATGCCGGACTAAACGTCTGCGGACTCGCTATGGTTGTCTGCGCCATTCTCTTTGAGTTTCTCTATGAACTGCAATAACGGCAGACCATACTTGGTTGGCAATTCATTGGCGAATTCTACCAATGCCTTTACATTCTCTTCAGTGAGCTGAATCATAATCTTAAATTAAAGTTACGCCAATAGCGGCAGCAACGACTTGGTTAACGTAGTTGTTGTCAGTACCCCAAGCTGCGAACTCTTCCTCAGTCAAAGTGTAGTTACCTTGCGAAAGTTGTAGTCCGTCCTCAGTTAGCAATTGCCAGTACGTTGTGCAAGTCGTTGCCTCGGTTGTAAAGTTAAGAACTAAAACGGACATTTGCGTAGCCGTTCCTGCGTTTAGTGGGTATACAATTGGTTCAATTGCTACTCCTTGTGTTGGTTGTGTTTTCATATTTTTATTATTAAACTATTTTTAATGTTCCTCCGTCATTCCATATGTCGCCTGCTGAAAGTCCCGTTGCGGATGTTGGTAGGTTTTCAAATCTAACTCTTCCGCTTGTTGAGTGGAAAGCATAGTGTGTAGCAGTTCCTATATTTGTTAACGTAGGGTTGTAATAAATACCACGCATTATTGCTCCACTTGTTACGTTACCATTAAAGTTGTATGTTGGATTGATTGTAAAGCAAGAAGCCATTCCCTGATTTTGAAGAACCAATGAATTATTTATAGCAAGTATTGAATTAACAAACCCATCTGTTGAATAATTTAAACCACCTTGCCCATTTTCAATATTGACTAACGCTCTATTAACGCTTCCGACTTGTGTAACTCTTATTCTTTGAGAAATGTTAGTGCCTGACCAATTCCAAGCTGGACAATCCATTGATGTTGCAAACCTCGCAGTCCCGTTAACGTCAAGTCTAAAGCCAGCGTCTGTGGTGGTGTTGATGAGTACGTTGCCTGCTAAATATGTTGAGGTTGTTGAGGAGTTACCTATCCAAGTTCTGTTCACGCCGTTGTTAACTACTCCCGAACTCCAATTGCCAATGAAAATATTGCTGCCACCCGTTGTATTTACGTTTCCTGCACCCTCACCAATTCCTATGTTTGCTACACCCGAAGTATTATTTTCCATTGCGCCATTGCCAATAGCAATGTTTGAAGCTCCCGTTGTTGCTCTTAATGCCCTTCGTCCAAGTGCAGTATTTCCCGACGCCGTAGAATTTAAAAGCAATGCTTCAAATCCAATTGCGGTGTTTGATACTCCCGTTGTATTTGCGTTTAATGCAGTAACTCCAACAGCGGTGTTTGTTGATTGTTGCCCACCACCTAAACCAACCGTAAGTGTGTTGATTCTCGCAGTACCATTGACGTCTAAACGGAAGCCTGCATCGGTTGTTGTGTTTATTAGGACGTTGCCTGTTGTGGCAATACGCATACGTTCAGCATTGCTTGAGTAGAATGTTGGGAAGTATGAAGTGTTAGTAAACATTCTCATTTCGCCCGTCCCTCTATCTAATGCAATATAACCATAAGGAGATGATGCAGATGTTTCTGCCCAAATTACTCCATTAATACCTGCCATTCTAGGATATTGAAAAAGTAAAGCAGATGTATTTGATGCGTTTCTACCTAATAATAAATTGGAATTTGCAGTATTAAAAGCGAAATCAATTGACTGCTGCAACACATTCCCCGTACCTTGAAACAATACTCTTCCGTTTGTACCCGAAGATATCGGTGTAGTGCCGACTGTTAAGCCTGACGGCGGTAGCGGTATCGCATCAATGAGTTCTTGACCAGTTATAGATCGTGTGACGTAGCTTCCACTCTCAATGGTGGATACTTCGATGAGGTCGGTTGCTTCCAAGTCGGCTCCCTTGGGAGTCATCTGGGATATCTTCTGTGTTCTAAATGCCATGCTTATATTGCAGAAAGGCAACCAAATGTTTAGAAGGCGAAATACGAGTCATCGGTGTAGTACTCCTGGCGGATGTGCGTGGCAGCGTAGCGGACGGCATCCATGGCATCATCGAACAGCTTCACGGGCTCATCGGTGATGATGTCACCGACCTTTTTCCACTTGTAGTTTTCGTATTCTTTCTTGATGCGTGGCTCATCCTCACAGACCACACCGAAGGTCTTGATGTTGTCGATGCCCTTCTTGACCACCTTGTTGGCGTTCTGCACATCGTACCCAGCGTTGTTCATCTCGGCAATGATTTCAGGGCGAGCGTAGTCAGCCACGATGGTGACGTGCTTCTCGATGCCGAGGTTGCCCATCTTGTCGATGAGGTTGGTCGTTGTCAGGTAGCTTTCGTATATGACCGGCTCGATGTAAATATCATTGTCGCAGTAGTAGACCCTCACCAAGGCTGTCGGGTGATTGTACCCAAAGTCGAGCCCATACACAAAGTTGACGAACCTTGCCGGGCGATGCTTGACGAATGTCCAGTTGGAGTAGATGTTGCTCTTGCTGATGGCTTTCTCTCCGAGCGCATAGATTTGATACAAGGCTTCATCGGTTCGCTTGAGGTCCTCAATCTGTCGCTTGATGCTGTCAGGAAGGAATGGGTTGTCTTTGTACGTTGACTTGATGATGATGCTCTCATCCATCGGCAGCTCGTACAGCCAAGATGATGACTCACTCGGGTTGTAGTCGAAGATGAGCTTGTGCTCGGTCCTCATGTTGAGCTGCTGAAAGTCTTCGAACCATAGCTCATTGGCTTCATTGCACCACCCCAGGTCCCTCTTGCGACCCCTGATTTTTTGCTCATTATCGACTGAAAAGAACTCCACGATGGAGCCATTGTCGAAGGTGTAGATGTGCTCTGACTTGTTGTGGCTCATCACCTCATAGATGCCCATCTCCTTCATGATTTCAAAGAAGTCACGCATGACCGTTGCCCTCAAAGCTGGGAATGTCTTGCGCACGATGCTGACCACCTTGCCAGGATGTTGTAGGCAGTACACCACGATCATTTGGCACAGCGAGTAGGTCTTGCTCGAGCGGCTTCCACCCTCATTGATGATGAAGCGGATGCTCGGGTCTGCCAATGCAGTGTAGTTCTTTTCGAAGATGACAGTGCTGTCGATTGAGATTTCAGCCATAGGTCAAGTTTAGGCAATAGGGATGCTATACGAGTATTTCTCTCATATAGCCACTTCCTACAAAGATATAAAAATATCTATTCAGTAGGTCTAATTATATTCACCTTCACCTCGGAGATGCTCTGCCCTCCAGAAGTGATGTCAGTCTTTTCAGTCAGACCATTCAGTCGCTGAGTGATGGAAGCATTGAACTGTCCAACCATGCCGCCCTGAATTTGGTCGTTTCGAATTTCATCGCTTATGCGCGTGCAGATTGTCGTAAACGCTGAATATCTCCCTCCAGTGTTTGCGAAATAATCGTGCACCACAAGACCATGATCGTGTGCAAATACTCTGAAGCCACTCATTGTGAGCGGTACCTCCAGTGGAATCGGTTCAGCCTTCCCAGTCTTATTTGAAAGGGAATATTGATACCTTGGATTCTCTTTCACTTTCTTTCTGTACTCAACGAAAAGCTGATATAGGTCCTCTGGCTCTTCGAAGTTTCTTGGTCTACCCATTTGCTCTCTTACGTTTTGTTTTTGGTTTTGTTACTCTCGGAGCTTCCGTCTGCTCATCAGCCTCGATGCCCTCGTATCGAATGCACTGCTCTGGTGCAGTTGTGGTCTCCTTCTCGAACAAATAGCCGAATCCGATGCTGACATAGTATCGGTATCTGTTCACATCTATATTGTCAACAACCACTGTCATGTTTCCGAGCGTGGTATTCTTGACGATAGTCTTGCCCTTGTATTCATCTTTTATTTTCATAGTGTATGGATTTAAGCGTGTTTTTTATGTCAGCGATTAGGTAGTGTGCTGAGGTGTTTGGGATTTTGAAATATTGCGCCATAGATCGTGCCGTTGTGAGCCCCTTGTCGAAGTATGCATTGGCCACTGCAATCTT